GGATTGATATTCTAGATAACTTGGATTTAGCGGTACTTGCTATTTATGCCAATGCGTATACGATGTATGTGCAGACCGCCAAGAAAATTGCTAAGTTCGGATTAACCGGTAAGCGTGAAACGCTTTACGGCACATATGAGGTTATAAGCCCTTACGTTGTTGCCCAGGACAAATATGTTAAGCAGATTATGCTGTGTTCATCCAAGCTAGGCCTTGCTACAACGGACAGGCTGAAATTAATAGTGCCTACGAGCGATGCGGAAGTAAAGCAAGAAAATAAATTTATAAGATTCGTTAAGTGATGGCATGCGAGACAGGACTACTGAATATGCAAAGCTTGTAGTAAGCGGTGTTCGGCTTGCCGGTGAAGCTGAAATTCTTGCATGCAAAAGGCATTTAGATGACCTGAAACGTAAGGATTTCAGGTATAAGTTTGATGTCGAAGAGGCTGAGCGCCATATTGAAATCGCTAATACACTGACTATTATAGAAGGTGATACACCTGAGCAGTTGAGGACAAGAGGCTTTCAGAACTTTATTTTAGGCAGCCTTTTTGGTTGGCGCAAGAAACGCAGTAAAGAATTGCGATATCGTGAAGCGTATGTGCAGATTGGCAGGCAGAATGGTAAGTCGTTTATTGCCGGTAGTGTAGCAAATGACAAAGCCTCTTTTTCAGGATATAACTTCGGCCGTGTTTTTTGTGCAGCTACAAAGCAGGACCAGGCAAATGTTGTATGGGATGAAATTGAAAAATTCATTTTGGCAGATCCTGATCTGGCCGAACTATATAAGATAACCAAACACAATAGAATAATTACGAGCCTTATAACAGGCACTTACATAAAAGCCATTGGTAGAGATACAAAATCTGCCGATGGCTTTCGTTCTATCCTGGCTATTATTGATGAGTATCATGCCCATCCCACGAACCAGATGTACAAGCTCATGCAGAAAGGCCAGACAAGGGTTGACAGTGCACTAGTCTTAGCGATTACAACTGCTGGGTTTAACCTTAATTCGCCTTGTAAGGATCAATACGATTTCGCTAAAAAGGTACTGCTGGGAGCCGTTGAGAAGGAATCGCTCTTTATTTATATAGCAGAAATGGACAAGGAAGATGATATTTGGGACTACAAGAACTGGGCTAAGGCTAATCCTCTTACTCTCTGGCTTGATGATGTAACCGTAGACATGGAAATGGTCAAGCGTTATGCGGAGATGGCCATTGAAGCAAAGGAAAAAGGCGGAGAAGACCTGCTGGACTTTCTGACTAAATCTCTTAATACATGGGTAGAGTACGCTGCAGGGCAGTATCTTGATATTGCCAAGTGGAAGCTTTGCGCCTGTGATTTAACGCTTGCCGATATGGTTGGCCGAGAGTGTTATTTAGGTATTGACTTGTCACAGGGCGGCGATTTAACCAGCATAGGTTTAGTTTTTCCGCTGGATGACCAGAAAATCTATATTTATAGCCATAGTTTTATGCCTGAATTGCGCCTTATGGAGCATGAGAAAACAGACAAAGCACCGTATCGCATTTGGGTAAATCAAGGGCTTTTAACGCTTACAAGCGGTATGTTCGGCTTAAAAACCGATTATAAATATATAATTTCTCACCTGAAGGAGCTGATTGAGAAATATGACTTGAAAATTATAGGCGTTGGCTATGATAGCCACAACGCTAGTGCGTTTCTTTCCGATTTAGACTTTCTTGGCGTTGACCTGACGGAAGTTGTGCAGTCAGCCAAAAGCCTGAATGATTGCTCGGTCGACTTCCAGCAGTCGGTTGATGCTCTGCAGGTGATGTATGACAAACGAAATGTGCTGCTTACATGGTCAGCTGTAAACGCCAAAATAACAAAGAACAGTTTTGGTGAAATCAAAGTAGATAAGCTCTCCATGGAAAAAAGAATTGACCCTATTTATGCGATTATAGACGCTTGGAAGATTATGTTCTTGAACAATGATGATTCCAGGCCAGATCCAAACAAAGATTATGATGATTGGGCTGCCATGATGGCGACTCGGAAGGAGGCAAAAAGTTGACATTTATCCAAAAAGCAAGGCAAATGCTGCAGCGTGCAAGGACGCCAACAAATTCAGGGAGTTTTACTTTATCCGAACTCAATGAATTCTTTAAAAGCGGTGGCCAATTTTCTGCTCTTGCCGGCACAGATTTATCAGAAATAACCTATTTTACATGCCTGAAAGTGCTGTCTGAAAGCGTTGGAAAGCTAAGCCTACATTTGAAGGATGGCAATAACAAACGCGTGACTAATCATGATGCATATAAAGTTTTTAGAGTGCAGCCTAATCCTATGATGACACCGTCAAGCTTTAAGATGTTGATGGAATTTAACCGGAATCACTATGGCAATGGCTATTCATACATAAGGCATGACGCGAGAGGCAAACTGCAAGGATTATATCCGCTAGATCCTCGGCAGGTAACAATTTGGATCAATGACGGGGAATTCTTTAACCGTCCTTTTTATTATCGTTATATGGATAGCAGGAGCGGCAAGGATTACTGGATTAATCCTGAAGACATGTTGCACTTAAAAGGCGGTATCAGTCAAGATGGACTGGCCGGTATGTGCGTGCGTGAAATATTGGCCAGAAATATGCAGGGCAATAAAGCCGCACAGAAGTTTTTAAATGATTTATATACGCAGGGCCTTACGGCCAATGCCGTTATAAAGTACACAGGGGATCTGGACAAAACAAAGCGCGAAGAACTCAAAAAAGATTTAGCCAGCTTTATTCAAAATGGCAAAGACAGAATAATACCGTTGCCGCTTGGCATGGATATTGTGCCGCTTGACTTGAAACTTACTGATTCTCAGTTCTATGAACTAAAGAAGTTTTCAAGTCTGCAGATAGCAGCTGCTTTCGGCGTGAAGCCAAACCATCTGAATAACTATGAAAAGTCCAGTTATGCAAACAGCGAAATGCAGAATCTTAGTTTTTACATCGATACGCTTCTAATTAATTTAACTGCTTGGGAAGAGGAGCTTGACCGTAAGCTGCTGACTGATAAAGAACTTTTGGCAGGGGTAGGGTTTGAGTTCAATGTAGCCACAATACTCCGTGGAGACCTTAAAACTCAGGCTGAAGCACTTAGCAAGTTTGTTGGTTCCAGCATTTACAGTCCAAATACTGCAAGGAAGTATTTAGGTGAGTCACCGGATCCGAATGGCGATGACCTTATTGTTAATGGTTCTTTCACAAAGCTTAAGGATATCGGGCAGGCTTACAAAGGGAAGGGGGTGAAGCAGGAATGAAGTTTTTGACAGTGAAAAATGAAGCTGGCAAAAGGCCACAGCTCATGATTTATGGTGACATTGTCGATGACAGCTGGAATTACGGATGGGAAGATGATCCAAGCGTCTATCCCAAAAATATTAAATCCATGCTTGATGATTTGGATGGACTTAGTGAAATTGAGGTCCATATCAATTCAGGTGGCGGACATGTATTTGCCGGCATGGCAATCTGCAATATGCTGAAACAGTTTGGCGGTAAGACAATTGCATATATTGATGGTGTTGCTGCCAGTGCAGCTTCAATTATAGCGTTCGGGTGTGACGAAATAGTCATTCCATCGAACGCTTTTTTAATGATTCACAGGCCGGCAAGTATGGTCTGGGGAACAGCAGAAGACATGTTGAAGTGTGCTGAAATGCTGGGAGTAATTCAAAAGGGTGCAGTCGCCACTTACATGACAAAAGCAGTTGAAGGCGTTACAGAAGAGCAAATTAACGCGATGATTAACGCCGAAACATGGTTTACCGGAACAGAAGCAGCAGAATTTTTTAATGTTCAGGTGACAGACAGTGTGGAGGCTTTGAATTGCACCGGTACTGTTCTGCAGCATTGGAGTAAACTTCCGGCTGCCTTTAAACCTAAGAATTCAGCAGATGAAGAAGTTGAAAATACTATAAAAATGCAGCAGGAGATAGAAATAGCTCTTGCTCTCTAATTTTAAGGAGGAATTAACAAATGAGAAAATCTATTGCGATGAAAAAACAACTGGATGCCTTAAAAAACGAAATTGCCACGCTTCAGGCATCCGGAAAAACTAAGGAAGCACATGCAAAACTTCCAGAAATTGAGCAGATGAAGCAGGCTATTCAAGTCCAGGAGGCTTTGGAAGAGGACGAAGAAGATGGTTTTACAGGCGGCAATCCAACGCCAGTGAATCAAATACCCGAAAAAAACAATACAAAAATGGGGAACCGTGTTTTTAACAAGCAAATCCTTGGTTTACCTTTAAGCGAAGCCGAGTCTAAATTTGCAGCACAAGTTGTAGATGCAGCAGGAACTCCTGGCCAAGTCGGAGCAACACCGGCCAAAGGTGGATATTTATTGCCGGATGAACAAATGAACCGTTTGCTCGAATATAGACGTGACTTAGTTTCCTTGAAAAATTATTGTGAAGTCATCCCGGTTAGCCGCCGCAGTGGTTCATTCCCAACAATCACTGATGATTCTGGCGAATTGACCAATTTTGAAGAATTGAACGAGATTACTCAAAAGGATATAGACTTTGGAACATTAGCTTTCTCTGTTGCCGATTACGGCGAAATTATTCCCGCTTCCAATACTTTGTTGGAGGATATAGATATTGACCTTGTTAGCGTCATTGGTCGTCGTTTCCAGCGCAAGGCAGTAAGAACTGAAAATACCAAAATTTTAGCTCTTTTGAAAGCTCTTACTCCCAAAGCTATTACGGATTACAAAGGGATTAAAACGGCATTGAACAAAAGCTTGGATCCAGCACTTGTTGAAGGTTCCATAATCCTTACTAATCAAAGTGGCTTTGACTATCTTGACAATGTCGAACTCGACAACGGCCTGCCTCTCTTGCAACCTGTTTTGACTGATCCAACTAAAAAACGTTTTGGCGGACATGATGTTGTAGTATTGAGCGACGCTCAACTGGCAAATATTACCGGTACTCCAAATAAAATGCCTTTCTTTGTTGGCAATTTGTCCGAGTTCGCTAAATTCTTTGATCGCAAGCAGGTTTCCGTGGGCGCATCTGAGCATGCTGGCTTTACAAAGAATGCCTTGTTCCTACGAGCTATTGAACGCTTTGACGTTAAAACCGCGGATTCAGCAGCAATGGTGTACCTACAATTGCCTGTTGCCTAAGGAGTGACGCACTATGGCATTAACGTTGGACGAAGTTAAGCTTTTTATGCGTGTTGAAAGTGATGTTGACGACGTCCTTATTGCGCGTATGATGACTGTTGCCGAAGGCAATATCCGTGATGCCGTTACCGATTATGAGAAGAAGGCCGCTGATGCGGCCTTTCTTGCTAAGTCGGAGATGTGTCAGCTAGTTATAATTACAGAGCTTTACGAAAACAGGAACCAAGGCGTGAAAGAAAGTAAGGATTACAGTTACGCAGTTCGGAGTATGATTACTCAATTGCAGTACACGCCGGTGCCGCCCGAAATAACAGCTTGAGGAGGTGCTTATGGATATAGGAAAACTTAGTAAAAGAATAACTCTTGTTCAGCCTGTTACGACAGAAGACGGTCGCGGAGGCAGGTCTACAACTTGGCAGGATTTTATTCAAGTATGGGCAGAGTTTAAAAGACCACGCTTTGCTGCTGGGAATATCCAAGGGACACCTGCGGGATTGATTACCCAGGGCATGTTGATTAGATCGCATACTGAAATTAAGAAAGGCTGGCGGGTAAAGTACAACGGACAAAACTATGAGGTCCTTCATGTAGACAAGTCAGTTCCCGGTGAAATAATGCTGACTACTCAGGAGATTCAGAAATGAAGCTTACTGTTAAGCCGAAAAATGTTCAGGCTGTTCTAAATAACATGCAGAAATACGACAAAGATACTACTCAGCGCATAGGTGAAGCTGTTAATAATTCGCTGAAAAACATAGCGAAGGGTGTAAGAAGTCGACTGCCAACTGCTAGAAGCGGAAAGCTGCGTAAAGGAGTTAAAAAGTCCTATTCTAAGAAGAAAATGTATGGAGAGGTTAAAAGTACGGCTCCGCATGCGCATCTGATTGAATTCGGGACAGAAGCTCATGCACTTACTAAGGGAGCATCAAGAGATGCAAAAAGGGCGGCTAAACGCGGGCGCAATTATGTCATGGTAATCAATGGCAATCCGGTTGATGGGGAACATGTTGTGCATCCCGGTAGTAAGGCTCATCCGGCAGTACAGCCAGCTTATTACGCTGAAAAACCAAATTACATAGCAAGCATTATTAAGGCGGTGAAACCGGAATGAAAAGAATACCACTGGATATCCTGTCAAAAAAAATGTTTGAGCTTCTTTCTCAAAATCAAACTACACCTGTTCACGATGACGTTCCTGAAGATGCTCCGCTGCCATATATCACTTTTGGAGCTTTTACCTGCAAAGACAACGGCACTAAAGTAAATGATATTTCAGACGCCACCATCAACATTGACATCTGGTCTGAATATATGGGCAAAAGAGAGGTGAACACTATTGCCAATAATGTAATTGCTTTGCTCAATAGTACAAAACTCGATTTGAGCGAAGATAATTTTGCTTACATCCGCGGCAGTGTAGATTTTGTGGAAGCATATCCGGAGGATAATGGCGGCTATCACGGAGTAATAACTTATTTAGTCAAAATACAAAATACGAAAGGATGATATAAATGCCAGAAATAACAATGCCGATAAACCCTGCAGAGGTACCGGAAGATGGTATGGATTTTATTTTAAAGATTAATACTGGCACTGCAACGGTGCCGGTATGGACTACTGTTGGTGGGCAAAGAGGTACTTCGCTCAAGCAAACCGCAGAATCTAAAGATATGTCAAGTAAGACTGGTGGAAAGTGGAAGCTTACAAAAGCTGGAATGCTCAGCTGGTCGTTAGATCTTGATGGACTTGTAATCTTGAATGATACGGGACTGGCGGCAATGGAACAAGCTTTTCGTCAGAGAATCGATGTAAATGTCCAGGTTGTATACCCTGATGCTACCGCGCAAACCGGTTGGGCTGTCATCACAGATTTTTCTAAAGAGTTTCCGCATGATGGCGAAGCAACGGTAAAAGGCACGCTTGAAGGTAATGGAGAACTTTCGGCGATTGAAGCGGTATGATGATACTTAAAGGCAGCTGAGAGGCTGCCTTATTTTTTTGATAAAAGGGGACGCAAAAATGAAAAAAACAGTAAAATTTACGGCTTTTGGACGTGAAACAGATTTTTTGTGTTTTACAGTTGAAGGTATTTTGCAAGCTGAACTTATGACGGACAAATCAATACAGGAAATATATGAAAAATTGATTAGTAACGGCTGCGGAGTGGCTATGACAAGCAAGCTCCTGTCAATTGCATTACAAGAAAGTTACCCGGGAATAACGACAAAAGAAGTGCTGGAGAAGCTTTTTGAGTCGTTTGAAAATGGGCATACAATCAGCAGCGCCGTAATACCTCTTGCACAGGCTGTTGCAATAAGCGGTCCATTTGGCAGCGCAAAAAAGCCGGAGCAGGAGAAGGAGGCGGATCCAGCCATAGAAAAAAGTGTGACAGTTTCAGGGAATGGGTTGAAACCGTGGAACCGTTCGCGTACGGCCCGCTAGGTTTACGGCCATGGGAGTTGATGCGCTTGCAACCCCAAGAATTTGATGTGATGGTTGAGGCGTATTTAAGTGATCGAAAACGGCGTTATGAAGTGCAGGCGTATTTCACATCGCTTATCATAGCTCCGCATGTTAAGAAGAATGCAATGTCGGTTGAGAAAATATTAAAGCCTTTGTTGCCGGAAACTCCGAATAAAACAAGAACCAGAAAAAATGAGAAAGCCTACTTTGAACAGATGCTTAAGAACATAGAAACCCGCAAGGCCGCACGAAAGAGAGGTGGAAAAGACGATGGGTAAAATCGGCGAACTTATTGTTGCATTGGGTGCCGATAATAAAGACCTTAAAAAAGGCATGAAGGATTCCCAAAATATCATCCAGTCTGCTATGGACACTATCAGCAGCATGAAGGCTGAACTTATGTCAATTGGCACTGTGGCTGGTCCCATAGCCTCCATACGCTCTTGGGCCGGTGCGGTTAATGACTTGGAAGATAAGACAAACATGGCAGGAGAAAGCGCGTCCAGGCTTTTGGCCGTCGGGCAATATGTTGGTTTAAGCACCGAAGAAATGGGCGGCGCCATGGCCAAAATGTCTAAAAGTGCCATGACCGCAGCAGTGGCAATTGATAATGCAGCAAGAAGTGGCGGCACGTCAACCGATGTATTTACGAGATTTGGTATACAAATTATGGATAGTAACGGGAAACTTTTGTCGGCCGAACAGATTTTGGATAATGTGACGGCGAAGCACCGTGCCATGGCTAACGGTTTGGAAAAAACCGCCATGGAACAAGAAATTTTTGGCAGATCCGGCGCTAAGCTAAATGACTTGCTCAATTTGAGTAAAGAACAGATGCAAGGCGTATATGATACTGCACAAAAGACTGGTTTAGTTTTAAGCCACGAAACAACGCAAGCATTTGAAGACGCAGAATTTGCAATCAATAAAGGGAGGCTGGCTGCAAAAGGATTAACGGCGTCTATTGGTGCGGAAATGTTACCGCAGTTTCAAGCCTTGTCAGAGCTTCTAACAGATGCAGCTGAAAGCTTTGCTAGTTTAGACAGCGAGCAAAGAAAAAATATAGCAACCTTACTGGAGGTAGCCGCTGCTGTATCAGCGGTATCAATTGGTTGGCGGGGTGTCGTTTATTTATCAGGTCCAGCTGTTAGTGCAATTAAATCAGTAGCTGCTGCTTATGATGTCTTGGCAGCTTCAGCTTGGGGTGCAAAGGCCGCTGTTACAGGGGTGGTTTTAGCGGTCGCTGCCGCAGCAGTATATAAAGGTTATGAAGATTATCAGCATTACCAGGCAGGCGGTGAGTTCGAATATGACGATATTGGAAATGTCACTCGTAAGGAGGGAACGGCTTACACATCAGGCAGCTCTGATGATTGGGATACGGTAAGCCCTAACTTTAATACCGGCACGGGCGAATATAGTGCGGTAGCAGATACAAAGGTTGGCACAGTTGATTTTAGCGGTGCTGGTGGTGGTAGTGGTTCCAGCAGTGCGAGCCAGGCAGTTAAAGAAATATCAGAAATTAATAAGCAAATGTCGGAACTTCAGCAGAAAGCCTCCGGATTTGCCGACGAATGGTCACAAACAGAACTCCAGATTGCCAAAGCTGCAACCGATGGCGGTGCTTTAGTATTGGCCAACATCTACACGGAAGGCGAAGTTCGTAAGA